CGGAGACTTGATGACTGGGATGATTCACGAAGAGCTTGCCGAATCAAACAGCAAAACCCCGACGCAAGTCATCCTCTGGCTCCAAGACCGGCTCGCAGACGGCCTCGCCACGCTCAAGCCGCACTTCAAGCGCATCCTCATCCCGACCTCCTACGGCAACCATGGCCGCACGACGATCAAAACCCGCCACGCCACAGGTGCAGCGCACTCTTACGAGTGGCTCCTTTACAAAATTCTCGAAGGCCGTTTCCACGGTGACCAGCAGATCGAGTGGCAGATTGCGGATTCCTACTTCAACTTCATGACGGTCTATGACCGCCGCCTGCGATTTCACCATGGTGACTCGCTGAAGTTTCAAGGCGGCATCGGCGGGTTGTCCATTCCCGTAGAAAAATCCATCGCCTCATGGAACAAGTCGCCGAACCGAGCCGACCTTGATCTCTTTGGCCACTGGCACCAATACCAGCAGAACCGCCACTGGCTCTGCAACGGCAGCCTGATCGGCTACAACGCTTACGCTCTCTCGATCAAGGCCAGCTACGAGCCGCCGACGCAGACCTATTTTCTCCTCGATAAGAAGCGCGGCAGGACCATGACCTCCCCCATCTACCTATGAGCACCTGGAAATCCCTCGCCAAAAAGTCCAACTCCCTCCCGCCCGGTTGGAGCACCACCGACGAAATTGCCGCCGACCTTGATTGCGAACCAAACGAAGTCCCAAAAATCCTCGCCGCCTCGATCCGCGACGGCCTCGTCGAGAAACAGAACTTCCCGCACTGGCAACCTGGCAGCCGCCAACTCCTCTACCAGACCGGCTACCGGCAGAAGACGAGCGTGCCTACCGAGAGCAAAGCGCCCTCCGCTGCGCCTGCATCCATCCCCGGCATCCCGGCAGACTTGCTGCCAAAGGTGCGAGACAAAATCCTCGCCCACCCGCACAAGACCGCCAGCGCGATCAAAGACTTGTTTAGCGCAAACAACCGAATGCGCCTGAGTGTGAAAGCCATTCGCAGCCTACTTGACACCCCTTCGCATAATAGAAAGTAAATGCCAGACGACGCCACAATCACTGAAGGAGATGCCGGGTTTCTCGGCATGGCGTCGCGTCTCAACCCGCTCCAGCTCCAACCGGGCATGGTGCAATACAGCGAGAACATGCGCCTGGACCGTGGCGTGGCCCAGACGCGCAAGGGCGCAAAACGGCTGGCAGAGGCCATCGGCAATATCGGCGAAGCGCTCACGGTGCCATTCCAGCTTGGGGTGGATAAATCCATAACCTCCATAACTCGCGGAGGCACCGGCAACCTCACTGCCACAGCGACTCTCACCGCGCATGGCTACGCGACCGGTGACTATGTGAACACTCGCGGAGCCGATCAATCGCAATACAACGGGAATTTTTACATCACCGTGACAGGCCCAAACGCCTTCACCTACACCATGACGGCGGACCCCGGCGCATCGGCCAGCGGCACGCTCATAGCCAATCGCGGGCCGGTGGTGCAAACCACCTACACCGGCGGCATCATAGGCGCTGGCATCTACTCCTCCCCGCGCCTGGATAACTCAAACGAATACATCGTCCTTGCCGGGCCAAATGCCGCCTACCTCTGGAGGAATGGAGCGAGCCTGCAAAGCATCGCCTACCCGACCACGGACACCCTTGTCGCCGGGGATGACATTGAAATCATCCAAGCCTTTGACAAGCTCTACCTGCTCCGCACGCGGGCAGAATCGCTCATCCGCCTTTCCAGCCTTACGCAGACGACCGGCACGGCCACGGCCACCACGCTTGGCACGCACCCCTACCAGACCGGCGAGGTGGTGCGAATCAGCGGCGCGGTAAATGCGGGATACCTGGCAGACTTCCAAGTGACACGCATCAGCTCGACACAATTTTCCTTTTCGGTGCCCTCGGGCACAGTCACGCCGGACACCGGGCAAATTATCGCCCAGCGTGTGCAGCCCGCTTTGGTGTGGGATGGTGTGCTGGCCAACACCTTTGCGCGAGTGGCCCAAGGATCGCATCCGCTCGGCGTCACCTACTCACGCCTGCCATCAACCAGCACGGCGACGTATCTTAATAACCAACTCATCATCGCCCGCAGCCGCGACGAAGTGCTCATCTCGGATGTCTTCGACGCGGAGACCTACGACCCCGTTTTGAAGAGCTTCCGCGCCAATGCGGGCTCCAACGACTACATCGTGGCCTTGCATCCGTATGCCGAAGGGCAAGTGCTCGTCTTCTGCCGCAAATCCATCTGGCTTGCCACAGCGGCCATTGGAACGGATGGCGTGTCGATGGATGCCGCCAATAGCAGCCTGCAACTCCTCACCAATGAAGTCGGCTGTTCCGCCCGCCGGAGCATTGCCACCGCAGGCGTGTATGTGTTTTTCCTATCAGACAACGGCGTTTACCGCCTCGACAATCAATTTGACCTCAAGCTGCGCGGCAGCACGCAGACGCTTTCGGACCCCATCGCTGACCTGGTGGACGGCATCAATGCGCAAGCGGCCTACCTGAGCAACGGGATTTATTTCAACAACCGCTACTACCTCGCCCTCCCGCTCGGCACCAGCACTCAGCCGAACAGCCTCTTTGCTTACAATATGCTCAACCAGCAATGGGAAAGCCGCGACACCTACGGATTTGCCATAGACCGCCTGCTTGTCTCGGACTACGGCACAGAACGCCGCCTCTTCGCATCCACCACGACCGGCAAGCTCTTCCTGCTCGATGAGCATGAGACCGGCGCCGACGACACACTGAGCGGCCTGGGCACTACGACCGTGAACGGCCTCCTGCTCTCGCGCCGCTATGGCTTTGGCAGCCTGGACACCAAGCGCCTCCTGCGATCCAAGGCCAGCGTGGTGCTGGATGCCGCCGGCGCCTGCACGCTCGAAGCGGTGACGACCGACTATGACAACGATTTCCAGATCGCCGCCCTCACCAACACCAGCGGAGTGAGCGAGGACTACACGATCAAGGCTCCCCTGCGCTGCAAGGCCACCGCGCTCGACCTGCGCTTCCGCACCACATCCGGCCGCCCGCTCCTGCGCTCCCTCACCGCCGAAGCCACCCGCTCCGAGGCGGATTCGCAAACCACCCGCACGCTGAATTGACCACAGAGGACACAGAGAACACAGAGGCCAATCCTTAAAACTTAATCCTTAAAACTTAAAACTCCCAAATGGCTACCGTAACCCCAGGCAAAATTTTTACCTCCAACGAAATCGTCACACCAGCAAACCTCAACCTGCTCGGCACGCCGACCGTGGCGCTGGCGGATGGTGAGGTGACGGCAGCCAAGATCGCCGCCGACGCTGTGACGACGGCAAGGATTTTAGACCTCAATGTGACGGGGCCCAAGATCGCCACCGACTCTGTGACGACGGCGAAGATCGCCACCGACGCTGTGACGACGGCGAAGATCGCGGCCAACGCAGTCACAGCCGCAAAACTTGGAACAACCGAGCAGAAGCAGATTTGCAAAGCGTGGGTGAATTTTAATGGCACGACAAGCCCCGGAACAATTCGATCAAATTTTAATGTTTCCAGCGTTACAAAAAATGGAACGGGTGATTACACAGTTAATTTTACAAGTTCCTTAGCTGATGCAAATTACTCCGCGTGCGTTTCGGTCGCGGCGGCAAATACAAATGTTGGATACTATCTTGTCGCCGCTCTAAATAATTCGGTTCGTTTAGCGGTAGGGGTGGCCTCTCCACCTAGCCTATCTGATGTCGCTATTTGTTCATTGCAAGTCTTCGGAAACTAATCCTATGTTTATCACCTATCCACAACCAAACGGACAAGTAGCAGTAGTCATCCCTACTGGAGATGTAAATGACGCAATCAAAAATGTTCCAGAAGGAGTAGAATATAAGATCGTTGAGTCACTTGACATTGATGACAACTTTTTCAACGCATACGAGTTTGATTCTGAACTCGGCTCAAAGGTAAACATTGAGAAAGCGAAAGCTATTCAACTTGATCAATTCCGTAATGCTCGCACACCTAAAATTGCAAAACTTGACATCGACTTTATGAAAGCAGTTGAAGCTGGAGATGAGGCAAAGCGAAGTGAGATCATTGCTGAAAAGCAAGCCCTTCGTGACGTAACATTGACGCCGCTTCCAGATAACCTTTCTGGAATCAAAGCAACTTGGCCGTCTATCCTAAATTAAATACTATGAGTTACCTGACAAACTGCCCGCCGTGCGACACGAATTTCCCAATTCTCTGTGAGCCACTTCAGACTACTTCAAATGGAAAACGATTGGTTGTAGAGGATGCGGCTGCTTGTCAGAAGACAATCCAGACTCCAACAGGTCATGACCAACCCCCTTCCCCTTAACACCTAATGGCCAAGAATAAATCCAAGCAGAAATCCGCACCACCACAGGCGCAGCCCGTCGACTACGCTGCGATCATGGCGCAAAGCAGCCAGGCCGCCAAAGATCAATACCGCGACCAAGCGGCCGCGCAGATCGAAACCTACCCGCAACTCGAAGCCCTGCAACTCGGCACAATCGGCAAGCTCTCCAGCCAACTCTCTGGCAACAACAACGCTTACACCCAGCGAGCCACCAACCAACTCCTCGCCGCCGAAGACCAGGCAACCCAGATCGGCAGCCTCGCCGCCGACACAGAGCGCCTAAGCGCCCAAGCCACCGGAGACCTGCAAGGCACCGACATCGAGCGTGAGCTCCAGCGCCAAGCCGAAGGCGACCTCGCCCTGGGCCGCAGCCTCAGCGCCGAGCAGGAACGAGCCGCCACCCAGCAAGCCCGCGCCGGGATGTCCGCCCGTGGACTGGGCACCGGCACCGGAGCCCTCGCCGCCGAAGTGCTGAACCGCGACGCCTACGCCAGCGCCCGCGAGGCCGAACGCCGGAACTTCGCCGGATCCACCAACCAAATGCTCGTCGGCAACCGCCAGAACCGCCTCGGCCTCGTAGGCAACCTCCTCGGCCAAGCCGCCAACACGCGTCTCAACCAAGCCAACCTCCGCACCAGCCTGGCCGGAGCCAACATAACCGTGGACCCCTACTCCCGCGCCATGAACCCCGCCCTCGGCCTGGGAGGCAGCACGCTGGGCCAAAGCGGCCAGATGATCGGCAACACCTACTCGAACGCCACGCAGATGGCTGGAAATGTCGCCAGCTTCAACAACAACATGCTGGAGTCGCGCTACAACTCTTTCCAAAACAACCAAGCCGCCCTGCGCGGAGCAGCCTTGCAGGCCGGTGCGACCGCAGGCGCTTCCCAAAACTCCATGATGGGCTCCGGCATGGCCGCAGGCGGCATGGTCCTTGGCATGACCGCTCTTGCTATTTAATGAACCAACACCTGCAAAACCTCGTCGATGAAACCCTGACCCGTGCCGAGTATTGGCTGCGGGAATTTCGCAACCCCGTAGTCCTTTGGAGCGGCGGCAAAGACAGCACCGCCATGCTGCACCTCCTCATCTTCAAGCTCGGCGTGCGGCTGCCCTGCGTGCAGTGGCGCGAACCCCGCTTCCGCCACCGCTACGCCCACAGCGACCTCCTCGCCCGCTGGTGGGACTTGACCCTCTTCGACTATGCTCCCGGCCGCATCGCCATCCAAGACGGGTTCGACATCGAGACCGGCCAGCCGCGTTTTGATTTCCTCAAATACTACCAGTGGGGCCACCACAGCGCCCTCGTTCTCAGCCTCGGCACCGAGCACCCCAAGGAAGGCGAGTCCTACCTGTGCGGCCTCACCGATGTCCTCCAGCGCCCCACCGGCTCCTTCAACTGGCCGTGGGACGCCGCATTCCACGGGCAGAAGAGCGCCGATGTCGATCTCATCAAAGGCGGCGTGCCGCTCGCCCAGGATGTGCGCCGTGTGGATGACAGCCCTACCCAGCTTTTCCTCATGCGGGATTGGACCGATGACGACATCTTCGACTACCTCGAAGCCGAAGGCGTCCCGATGGACCCCACCCGCTACGACCGCGCCTCGGGCAAGTGGGGCCACAAGCAGGATAAAAGCCACAACGCCGACTACTACCCCATCTGCTGGAACTGCGTGAACCGCCACCTCTCCGCCCCCGTGTGGTGCCCCAAGCTCCGCAGCGAGGTGAACAGCATCGCCCACCTCGCCCCCTACGAAGACAACGCCATCCCAGAGCAAGGC